AGAATTCTAAGAGAGATTCATTGATAACGTATGAGGCACCAAATTCTTGAATAATACCATTTACAACAACAATAATTTGAGAAGACTGGTTTGGAATAACCAAACTTCCATTTGCTCTCATGATAAAAGTTGTTGTTGGTGATGACGTATCTGGAGTGTCCAGAACAGTATACTTACCATTTGAGTACGCAAAGAATTGCTGTGATTGACCCTTTCTCTCAATATAGGATTTACCAGAAGTTCTTGTAATAGATGCAAGACTTGTTGGAGTAGTAATCGTTCCAGTAATGATTCCAATTGATGTGGTAATTGCAGATTGTATATTGGCACAAGAACCAACATAACTTCCTGTGGCAGCATCAATAGCAATCGTGTTATCAAAATACTGCGTAAGACCATGTGAACCCTGTACCGTTACGGTTTGGTTCTGCATTACAGCAACAGCAATATCTCTAGCATGATTGAAAGTTTCAATTGACTGCGCTTCTTCACCAACAAGGTGCTGAAGTGCCCCGCCATTTACATAGAGATTTGCTGCATCCCAAATAGGTGCATTTCCACCATATCTAAGAACATCAATAACTGCACCAAGAACGTCAACAACATCATCAATACAGTTTTGATTGCCGCCAGGAACACTGAATCCAGAGTTGGCAGGATTTGCCAACATTCTTTCTACTGCTTCATTTGCAATAAAGTTCTTATTGACTTCAATCAAGTTTGAAGCATCAAGAAATCTATCTGGTTCTTTGATAGTTCCAAGAAGTTTGATGTTTGATGTTGCTGAAGAAGCAGATCCAGTAATTGTTTCTCCAGATTGGAAATCTCTTTCCAGAATTTCTACCCTCAAGATACCTTTGTTTTCATAACCAAGAGGAGTTCTAGCAAGAACTTTACCCTTAGCATTACTAGTTCCGCCAGTAATAATTTCATTGTCAGAATAATTCAGAATATCGCTTACATCACTAATATTGATAATCTTACCAATTCTCTTTGGAGGAGAAGTAAATGTAATTTCATTCGTGGCATCATTGATTGCATATGATGATCCAGGAATCTGAATTACACCGTCAAGGAACACTAAAGCAGTTTCATTTGGTTCTAATGGATCACTAGGTGCATAATTTGGTTGTTGTGCGGTATATTGTAAACTGAACGATGTTTTGTAGTTATCAAATTGATCAGAAATATCAATATACTTCTTCGCATAATCTCTATTGTTAGCAACGTCCGAGAATCCGAACGATCTACCAAGAAACTTTGCTGTTTGACTATAACCGTTGATTGGATCAATAAATTCTGTTGGTGGTTGTGCAAAGATGATTTTTTGCAGCAAATCTGTCTTAGAGAGTTGATTTTCTGGATAGAACTTATGATAAAGTTTTGTTCCAGTTACATATGGATATGCAGCATTTTCTTCTACAGAACCAACACTATAATCATAAGTAGACGATTTGATGGTTGCAAAATAGCAATATCTGCCATCAGGGAATTCTGGAGTTACGCAGAATCTTCCGTTGTACTCATCGAGATCTCCACTTCCTGCAGTATACTGGAAATCTGCAGTAAAATATCCAATCTTATAGATGGTTGGTATAGATACAATTTGTGCCCAAGCAGTTGGAGTCTTGATCCACATATTCTGTGAGAATGCTCCATTCACTGAAGAAAGAAGTAGTTTTCTATTGATTGGATCATAAGAATCTACGATTCCATTTACACCAACAACAGTTGTATCATCAGTATTACTTGTAACCTGAGTACAGATTTGGGAACTAGTAAAGATATCTGTTGAACCAGTAAATGAAACAAAATTCAATACGATAAATTCTACAGAATTTACTGGAGGACCAACTTCGTCAGATTGAAGAATTGTTCCATCAGGTAAGAAGTTTCTGGTGGCGATAGTTCTTTCAGCATAGCTTGACTCAATTCTCTTGATAGAAGACACTGAAGAATATGCATTAGAATAACCATATGGTCCATAAATTGGAGTTCCATCAAATGCCCATCCAAGAATCTTAGAGTGTGCAGTCTGATTTTCAGTATATGTTCCACTTGTAGAGATGTTATCTCCACGCTGTCTTCTCAATCCAATTGGGTTAGCAGTATGATAATAATTACCAGTCAAACTTGATTTGCCGCCATATGAATCTGTCGCAGGAGCAGCGCCAGTTTCATTGATAATCCACACACCCTTATCTTCATAACTATTAGATTGTTGATTGTTATAAAGTAAGACTCCGTTTGACAACAATCCAATTGCTCCAAGGGGAGTATCTTCCTTATCAATAGGCGCAAAGGTTTCTTTTGGAATCCTCTTGATAAAGTCAAAGAAAATTGGATTATTTCCAGTGTATGGTCCAAGAGTTGCTTGATATGATGGAATTCCTCTACCTTTGATGTAGATAAAGTCTTTATCAATATATGTTTCTTGAATGTCTGCTTGTCCTGATACCGTTGAAGAACCATCATTGACATCTGTTGTTGATCCAGAGATATACCAAGAATCAAATTCTAATTGACCAGCATTTACCGCAGCAATTTGAAGTGATTGAATTTTTCTATCATTGATAATGGTATATGCCTTTCCAGGTTCTTGTGCAACACCATCAAGTGTAACCAAAAGATTGTAATCACTATATGGTTGAATTGGTGACCCTTGCTCTCTAATATCATAGATCTTATTGACATTATCAAACAGAGGAGTGATATCATCAATGATTGCTAGGTCAATAGCAACAGTTCCTTCAGCAGAAATAACAGAACCTGCTCCTGGTTTTTCAACCATTCTGAAGAACTTATTGATAATAAGAGTCTTCAGATTGCCATTTTCAGCAATATTTGCAGGAGTATTTGAATTGATATCGATAAACTCTTTATAGATCTCAATTGTAATCTGTTTATATGGATTTTGAACATCACAGATAATCTCTGGGAAGTATGAGATGTTTGTAGGAAGAACTTTATATGCCAGTCTTTCTCTGTTATGAGCAGCATCTGCAAATCTATCACTAGGATGGTATTCAGAGATTTGAATGTACTTGCCATCAGCATCATCTCTTACCGCGACAATATGATAGATCTTATCTTGGATAAGAATTCCAGTAATTGTCTCGTCATTAGCATTTACTGCTTCCCACTGAATTTCAAAGTCACCCTCTGCATAATATCTGAAGGAGTCACCAACTTTGATATTTTGACCATTTCTGATGTAGATATATCCATCAGAACCAACTTCAGTTCTAGAATCAAAGTTGAATCTATGTTGTAGTGGAGGACATGTTGTAGAACCGCCCAGAGGAACTGTAGAGACGCTAGCAGAAGAGTCTATAATAACCTCACCAAATACCAAGAATCCTGCAGGGTGAGTAGATTCCTTGATGATTTCTCTCCACTCAGATACAGGAATCTGTGATCTAATAACATAAGAGAAGTCTTGATAGAAATATGAATCTTGAATCTTCTGAGAAGACGTGCTGAGTTTACCCAAGTCATCAGAGAAGAGTCCACTGATTTGAGTAATTGCATCAACAACCGCAGACAAGGATGGTGTGTTTACAGTTTTTGGTATAGATCTTGTGGCACTCAAATATCCAAGCAAAGGTGCATCTACAGCAAATTCACCAATGACAGGATTGACTCTAATAGTTTGATTGACTTCATTATAGTCAATGACTGTTCCTCTAGCAGTTGGAGTGTTTATGGGTCCTTGATATACTCTCTCGCCCCTTTCATACTTCGTACCAATAGCAGATTGGAAATTTCCATTAGCATCTTTACCAACATTAATCAGTTGCATAGAAACTGGAATAGTAGTTTCTGGAACCAATGTGGGATTGTTAGTAAATCTTGATCCAGGATTTGTAATCTTGATTCCAAGAGCTTTACCAATTGTCGTAGATGAAGGAAGAATTCTTACATTCTTTGCATCTTGCTCTACAAGAGTCAATGTAGTGTCACTTCCATATCCAGATCCACCACTAGTTACAGTGATAGAAGCGACAGTTCCTGTGTTAGAAATTTCTGGAGTCAATACTGCACCAGATCCAGTACCGTTGATAATGATAGTTGGATTTATATATCTATTGCCACCAAATTCGATAGATACTGCAGTAATAGATCCAAAAGTGTTTGTTGTGATTTTATATCTTAGTTCGTCAGATTTCCTAAAATAAACACCTTTGATTTCTGGAAGGAACTCATATCCAAATCCTTGGTTTGTAATACTAACTCTTGCAATTTCACCAAGAGCATTTGTAGAGACAACTCCAAATTTTTTGGTTCCTCTAGCATTACCTTCAACTCGATTTCTGATAATATAATCAAATGATGTAGATTGGACATTGAAAATTCTTGCACCACTTACATTGTAAGGATCTTCAATAAATCTAATCTTCGGAGAACTATCAGTAATAAGACTATTGCTATTATTGTAATATAGATTGACAGTTGTTCTATTAATTACTTTCAAAGAAACAGTTGCTCCAGCATTACCAGGAGTTCCAGATCTTTCTACAGAAAGACTATTTGAATAACTATCATCTAAGAAGAATGAAAGAATTGTTCCAGTATTGGAAGCTTCCGAGACATCAAAGATATAATTATGACCATACACAAAACTTAGATTTGGATTTTGTTCTACACCACTGGTATGAATACTTGAGAATCCAAATTTATTATTTCCAGGTATAAAAGTGACTGTAATAGTAGTAGTTGTAGCGTCTGATGCTGGATCTCCAAAAACTTCTATAAAGTCTCCTTTGATCAACCCATGTACTCTATCTGTTGTCAACGTTGCAATGAGCTCAGATAAGTTAGTCATCTGAGCATTTTCTGCATGTACTGTTGCAGTTGTATTATTGAATGCTCTAGTAACTCCAAAAACATTACCATTTATTGAGTCAATTCTAATTTGCTCATTTGCAATTTTGAAGATATTACCAACTTTGAAGAATTCACTGTTATTTGGTTTCACAAACAGTGAGGTTACGTCACTAGGAACAGATAAGTTTTCTACAGTATCAACATTAACTGTCTGTTCTTTACGATCTTTGAACGTACTGGTAGTAGTAAATTTCTGATGATTCTTAAGATCTACAGAAACATAGTAAACATCAGAAGTAAATGTTCCTTGACCGTTCACGACAGCAACATTGGCACCAATGGAATGTGTTGTTGCAACTGTTCCTCCCTGTGCTCTAGCAACCGTCAACTCAGTTCTGGTTTTAGAGACAACACGCATCTGTTCTGCACCAACAACAATATATCTGTTGATTGGGAAGAACTCTGTATTATTGACAAAAATTGTTGTATCTGCCACAGCAACATTTTCTGTAACAGTTGTTTCATTGCCACTACCAACTTCTTGGATAGTTTCTGAACTCCAAGTTCCAGAACTTACGTCGAAATTACCAAATTTTGGAAGATCGCTTGCATCAGGACCTTCAGCAAGTTCGTTGACCCACAAGTATCCAGTGGTTGATGTGAGCGTTTCGATTCTTACAATTTTTGCAGTAGCATCAGAGTTCTGACCCTTGATAAATGTGCCAACAGAAAATATGTCCATAGTGGCACTAGTGACGTATAATCTTGTAATATACTCACTAACCTTTCCTGTTGGAACCTGACTAGTAATTTGTAAGTCAGATTTATGAATTGTTGTAGATGTGCCGTCAAATCCACGAATAACTGGGACTTCTTTTATGTTAGAGACAACTGTAATATTTTGAGAATATCTTGGATCATTCTCAGGTGCGTTTGCAATTGAAGTACCGACAGTTGGGATAGGATATCTATTTGTTGATCCAGGTTGAGTTATCATTTCAACCTTCAAAGTATTTGTCTCAAAATCAATACCAATTACATTGGCAATCTTGACAACATTACCAGCAACATCAGCATACAGTGAATCTGCAACAATTTTGCCTTTACGATACTTGTAGAAAAATCCTTGGTCTGTTGCAGGACCGATGGGAGTTGTAGCAAAAATCTGACCAACTGTAAAATATGCGTATCTCAGACTATTTGTTGATGCACCATTTACATATACAATTTCTTCTCCAATCTCAAGAGTATCTCCCGTAGTCAAATTAGAAATATTGTAATCTTTGAGAAGAATATTACTATCTGTGTTAGAAGTTTCAATAGCATTGATAAAGTTCTGTGCAGTCTTTGAACTGTCAGAAATTACATCACCATCATTGATTCTATTATAAGTCAATGTTGAAGTTGGTACATCATAAGTTGGTGCAGGAATTGTCATTCTCTGCGACCTGGAATCAAGATTTCCGTTGATGTCTCCTGCAGAGATTGATGAAGTTCCGATGATAGTGCCAGAAGAGTCTTTTGGCAAAATCGATGAAACTACCCCTGAGAAACCAGCACCTTGAGTATTTGTGTCATCAACATACAATATATCTCCCGCACCAAATTTTGGTGTGACAGTTATGCCAGAATTTTGGTAGTTTTCTCCACCATTTTCAATAATTACTGAATTTACAGAACCAGAGGATACATTGGTTACCTCTGCGTTTACTGTGGTTCCAAACTGGGGAATATTATCATTATCATCTCTAATTCTAGTTACATCACTAGGAAGATTTCTAAGAGTAGAACCTGTACCAAAGTTGACTGTTTCTGGAGCAAACTTGTAGTTTGGACCAATCATGTAAGGGTATCTTGGTTTTACAACCTGACCATCATTTGTACTAGGATCATCACTCTGGTGAATTGTCAAGAAATAGCAATATCTACCTTCTGGAAATTCTGGAGTCTTGCAGAATCTTCCATTGTACTCATCAAGGTCTTTATGCAGAGAATCACCTTCTGGTCTGTACTCATAGTCTTCAACAAACGTTCCAAGAGCATACTGTCCAATTGCAGGACCAGTGCCTTGTGTACGACCAGATTTCAGATAGTAAGATGATTGAAGTCTCTTCAGAGTTGATGTGGTGTCAAATGGATTTGTATATCCAACAGGACCATAAATTGGCACACCATCATATGACCATGCAACAATAGGAGAGTGAACTAGGTTACCCTGAGCTTCAAGTTGTCCATTGATATTGTCTTGAAGAGTATTTCTAATACCTACTGGATTTCCGACATAATAATATGCATCATGATATTCTGGAATAGATCCAGGGAAAATATATCCATTCTGACTATCACTGAATTTGGAATACTCTGCATAATTATCTCTATGCCACTGACGAACTTTAGCAACTGCTGTTGCTCCACTGGCACTGGGTACTACATATACCTTTGTCTTTGTTATATCATAATCATATCCACCAGCAACTTTTCTGACACTAATGATTCCATTATTTGATTGGTCAAGACCGCTTACAACAAATTTGGCACCTCTACCCCTTCCAGATTCGTCTACAATGATAATATCTGGTACTTGAGTATAATCCTTACCACCACTAGTAATTGCCAGATTATCAATTGCTCCAGTCTTATCATTTGCTGCAATATTTGCAGAAAGTACTGCACCAGATCCAGCAGAGATGGTTACATTTGGAGTAATGTTATATGCTGCACCAGAATTTTGGAGCGTAACCGAGGTCACTTTTCCTCCAGAAATATTCGCAACACCATATGCACCACCTGTTCCATCGATACTTACAATTGGGGGTACTGTGTATCCAGATCCTCCGTTTGTAATTACAACTTCTTGAATGTCACCTTGCTCTACAAGTTGTTTATCTGTGTTACTAGTTCCTGTTCCTGTTGGAGAAACAATGGGAACACCATCAACAGAAACTGCAATTGTGGTGTCATCAGGAAGTTTAGTCTTCTTTTCACCAAATGAGACAACCTTAGGAATCTTCTTGAGGTGTCTCTGAGAAGCTGGTTCTAGGTTTGTGTTTGGTCCAGATGCATTGATGTCACCAATGCTACCAGCAACATCTGGGAATCCACTAGATGAAACATAAACTGCTTGATCATTTTCAAAAACTTGAGTGATTCCGACAGCAACCCTATATCCAGAAGTCAAGTAAGCGTTGCTCATTTGACCAGCAACGTTCACTTCTCTAATTTGACCATCATTACCTGGGACATTCTGTCTCCAATATGAGTTGATAGGACTATCCTGACTCTTTCCAGAAAGACCCAATTCAATGATATCACCTTCTTTTACAAAAAGACCAGCAGACCCAATCTCAATATCTTCAATCAAACCAGAAGGTCTGAAAGATGCAAAAAATCCTTCCTGAAGTGGATTTATCTCAGTATTAGCACAAACATATAAAATGTTTGAACCATAGATAAACTTATTCTTAGTTACACCAGTAAAACTGAATGATGTACGAATTCCATAAAATTCAGTAGCAGTCTTTTCCTTATATGAGAATGAGATTGGATTTCCTATTGCATCATTGATACCCTCAATATAGAATTCTCCGTTGATTTCTGGGAATCCTACAGTTGAGTCAACAATAATCGATTGATTGTTTGGTCCAAACGTTGTTCTACTAACTGTTTGGTTTGTAGGCAGAAAGTTTCCAATAATTGATTCATTATTCAAGAAAATTCTGTAAATAGTCTCATTTCCAGATTTGATGGGAACAACCTTCTCAATAGAAGCAGTTGCTTCCTTGATAGACTCATCAAAACCATAAGTAATCTGTTTTAGTACTAAACCTGGCAGATCATCTGCAGTTACGCCTTCGGCAAATTTGATCAGAGATCCCTGAATGATCGTATCTTCAGACCAAGTTGATACTGAGGATTTGAGTAGCTGTTCATTTGGATATCTGACAAGAACTTTCTCATCATTGAAAGCACTTCTGAACAAGAATCCAATTGCTGGACTTGTACCCTTTGAAGTGTAAAAATCCTTGATATATTTCAGAATCGTTGGTACTGAAATATCAGAGTTCAGTCTTTCAATGGGAATACCAGAGAAATACTGACTCTTTAGACTTTTGAAAAGATTTGCAAGGAAAAGATGCGAAATATTAGTAACTTTCGTTCCAGAGGTGAATGATGATGTTTCTGTAGTGATAAATTCACCATCATTCAAGAGATCGCCAAGTTTTACTCTACCAGAAGATGCTCTTTTTGCTTGAGTTACTAATCCAGTTGCACTAATGCTCTTGTATTGTACTACTTCCCTATTAGTACCATCATCAATCAGAAGAAGACCCTCTTTTGGGAATCTATTATAAATTGGTTGTCCATCTGAGTCTGAATTTGTGCCGAGTTGAATATCGGTATCATTGGACGCAAGATTTGCACCCAAAGTCGTCTCAAGAATCAGACCATCTCTATAAAAGTCAGAATCTTGATAACTTTGGATTTTTCTCAGAATATTAGAAGAAAAACCATCTACTTCTTGTGATTTATAGTATTCTTTGAAAAAATCTACAAATACTGGATACTCCTGCCTAAAAAAGTCGGGTAATTGACTATCGACTAACTGAGAAATATTGATCATTCGTTTACGACTCCGCTAATACCTGAAGGTTACCTTTTTGTAGTGACAGAAAAACTTCTCTTTGAGCAAAAATGTCTGGTTGGGCAGGTCTTGCCGTTACTTTTACAATAGATCCTGATTCACTGGTGTCTGTAATGACAATAGAATTCTTTTGACCTAAAAGAATTTCACCTTTGGAGTAATCTACAGTTCCAATTGGATCTCCGAGATACGTTTTGATCGAATTGTTCAAGTAATATGCCCTTACATTTTTGATTGTCCTGTTACTATTTACATAGTCACCAGAGAAGTCATCTTCAAGGAAAAACGTTTGGGTATAACCTTGTAATTTGAATCCAGTCGAAGTTATAACTGGAGCATCAGTGTCTACAATGAATGAATTTACGTAACAGAGTTCATACGATGCTTTTGTATTTAGAATCCCCTTCAAATCTTTCCTCATCGTGACAGAAGTTACGTTTCTACTGATTGAGGAATCTGCATCATCAATAACACCAACCAATTTACTAAATTTCAGTTTTCCACCAAATTTATTCAATGCTGTTGATGCTTCATACAAGTCAATTGCACTTTCTACCAAACTTCTGATTTCTGAGGAAGTTTTTGTAGTGGTTTGAGCATTGTAGTAAATTGTGCTATTTACTACAGGATATAATACTGATGGATCAACAATATCAGTAGAGAGTGATGCTACTTTATACTGTCTTAGTTTTTGAGTTATAAAGGTTTTTGTACTAGCAGATAAAATTTCACCAGATTTTGGTCTAATTACAATCTTTACTCTCCCATATTCTGGAGGACTTGCTTCTTCACCACCATAAGCGAAAATATCATCTACATTCGGATAAACCAATCGAACAATAGTGGCATAGTCTGCAACTGTTACTGCTCTATTTTGTGTTGCGTAGAATCTTGGTGCCTGAAACTTGATTGAGTCAATAGTTTCTGGTTGAGCACCACCTTCGGTTGTTGGTGCATTAGCAATAGTAACTGTTTGGGAACTTGGAGTTACCAACAGATTATTTGTAGCATTTCCAGAAAAAATGAAGTTGTTATTACCCTGAATACCGTTTGCATCTGCTCCACTTGAAACGATGTATGTAATTACGATTCTTGAACCGTTAGCAAGTTTTTGACCAATGACGCCATCACCAAAAACGACCTCATATTTTTCGTCCTCAATTTCCTGGACAAAATATACTTTACTTTCAGAGGTGATTTGGGTAATGTTTACCCCTCTTGTATATACAGTCTGTTGTGTTGACTGTGAATTTGGTTGAATTTTTACAATCAAGGTGTCAAGATCAATTCCAGTATTTGGAATAATGAATCTTTGATCAAGATTTGAATAATCTACATCAAAAGTTGTAGAAATATATGTGCCTTCATATAGTCTTACTCCAGTAAATGCTGCGGTTCCTCCCAATCCAGGACTTTGTGGATTGATATAAACAATTGGAGAAACAATATCAACTGGAGTTGACAGAGAGTAAGTTACTTTGTCTTTGACTGCATTGAAGACTGTTCCTGCTTTGATTGTGATCGAACCAGGAGCACTACCGATCAAACCCCCAAAAGTTGCGAATACGTTGAAGTTGAAAGGGGCACTGGAAGACTTTGCAGATCTTGGAAGGTAACCAAGATTCTTAGCGTGTAGAACAACATTGTCTCTTAGGATGGAAGAATCCAAAAAAGACTCATTCGCAACCATATTGGCAACGAATGATTGGTAATGGGTGTTATATGCAAGAAGATCTACGATATTTGAAAGTGCAGAACCTTCAAAATCATAGTCGGTAAAGTCTGTATTATTTCTGAGATAATCTTTCAATAAAGATTTGATATTCTCAAAATCTAATTCGGTAAGTTTAGTGTTTGCCATTATTACCTAGTGCTCTCTAAGTAGAAATCGATTTCTTGAGGGTTCGGTTGACCAATAATTTCAAATTCGATAAAGACATCGAATCGATTATTGTCTGGATCAGGGTTTACTCTGACCCTGTTCAAAATAACTCGCTTCTCATATGTTTTGATAGTTCTAGAAATCTCTTGAGAGATTCTAGCTGCTGTACCATAATCTAGGTTTTCAAAAAGCAGTTTTCTAATTCCTGTACCAAGATTTGGTTGAAAGGGTCTCTCACCAGGACTTGTAAGAATCAGATGCTTTACAGCAGATTTTATCGCCTGCTCATTTTTCTTAATGAGCACATCACTAGTCTTTGGATGCTTCCCAAAACTAAATGCTAAGTCTTTGAATGATCTTGACAGTATGATAGGTTGCGCCATGAGGCACTATACAAAGTCGGATTATATTTATTTAGTTTACTATTCAGACCATCTTTCTACGAAATCATCAAATCCGCCCTGTCCACCACATTGTCTAGAGAGTCTATCCTCTGGTGGTCTAGCAGCTGCTTGTTTTTTGTTCTGTTCGTGGATTTTTAACCACTTTTCTGACTCAACTTCAGTAATTAGAGTCATTCCAGACTCCATAAAAGTGTCGCCTTTGTCTACAGAACCATCTAAATGTTGTGGATGTGACATTTTACTATTGATTTGGTGAATCAGAACTTTTTTCGGGGTTGCTATCCCGTTCTTTTGTCGTTTTCCAGAAATATTCATCTTCGCGACCCATTCCAAGACGGTCAAAACCATTCTCAACCGAGTAATATTTGGTTGAAACCTTGAAATCTGGCATTTTAGGGTCTTCTGGAGTCAAACTATTGTCAAAAATGCGTAATCTGTTGTTTGGATACAGTGCATATTGACCATTTTCAAGTTCAATTAGGTTATGTGACTTATGTTCAGCGGGATTTTCACTTGTTGCATAGTCAACTACGTCTGGATCTTGGTGATAATTGTCCAAAGTACATACATAAGTGCCTTTTTGGATGCCATGATCGCGTGTATAGCACTCAAAATCCATTGAACCAATGAATTGTTTGGTAACAGAGACTACACCATAGTCCATACAGTTCCAAAATTGAAGATTTGGAAGGTTCATATCTGGATCTGGAGTTACAGGTTTAGACAGAAAGGCACTAATGGGTAGTTTGTCATACATTGCGGCATATTCTGGTAAATATGTCTCAAAATAAAAAGCGCGTCCAGGCATCGACTTAGCCGACACCCAGACGCCTTTGACAAACTCACCATGACCAAACTGATGATCAGTAAGATATTCTTTACGAACCCATACTTCCACCGATGGTAAGTTAGTAATTAGACAACTCATCTCACAAGGGTTTCTTTTATTTATCCCTTGCCTTGACCTCGACTACGCTTACGAGCAGCATTACGACTCGTAGCAGCATATTTGGTGTGCTTTCCAGATCCTTGAAGAGTTCTCTTTGGAGGACCAGGCTGCCATTCAGACTTCAGAAAAGATTTGACTTTTGCCATTAGATCAAATTAGTTACAGATTCATTATAAAGGATGGAGAGAGTTGTGTCAACCCTCTCTGCTGATATCGAAGGAGTTACAGATGTCTCCATATGGAGAAGACTGTGTTCCAGGAGTGGTGCCATTAGATGCCCAACCATAAGCAGAAGGTGATCTATATGTGCCTGGGATGTACTTGTATGCTCCAATTGTTGCTGTACCATCAGATGCAATGATAGAACTGTTTCCATCATAGATGACACTACCATTCCAAAGAATAACAAGTTGACGTACACCTGATGTTGGTGTGGTCTGTGTGCCACCAGATCTTGTGTACCAACCATAATCGGGTCTATTAGACATAGTAACTGGATATTCTGCAATACCTGCTTGTGCAGTGTATGGTCCTTCGACTGCAGATTCGATAACAATTCTAGAATTTGGATTACCACCAGATCCTTGATTGTCATCCTGATTGTCAGATGAAGTTCCAGTAGTACCAGAAATGATAGATGAATGGATATAACCTGATCCACCACCGCCACCAGATGCGTTACGGGTGGAGTTACCATTATCGTTACCACCGCCGCCACCGCCGCCGCCGTAGTATCCACCACCGCCACCTCCACCGCCACCAGCGTTGGGGTATCCATTTTGCCGACCATTGCCACCACTACCACCTTGCAGAGAACCACCAGAGGATCCTCCAGCACCCCCTCCTCCTCCACCAGAGATCTGACTACCGCCACCACCTCCAGTAGATCCAATTTCGGTGTTACTGGAAGATGTACCTCCACCACCGTTCTGACCGCCTCCAGTGCCTCCAGGAGACGATCCATGACCAAATCCAGTACCACCAGCACCACCAGCGATCATAAGGGCATTAGACTGCGATGCAGAGGTCCCTGTGAAGAGACCTGCATATCCACCACCTTTACTACCACGAACCCATCCATATGATGTACCAGCATCACCACCACCAGTATCAAGTTGTGCTAGGTAATTTTGATTTTGTACAAAGTTATATGATCCTGTCGCATAACCTGCTCTAACACTGTTTCTACCTTCACCCCACATCCAAATACGACGACTTTGATCTTGATAAGGAATCAGCGTGAAGTCTCTTGTACTGAAACTGTGAGCGTCGATAATCAATGGACCATGAACAGCAAAGATCCAGTTGTTGACAGTTTCGTTCGTAAGTCCTGATGTAATAGCAGGAGAAACATATATGTCATAATCATAGGTGATGATCGTTGCAATCTCAGAGAATATGGGAGCAGCATTGACATTAGTAACCTTACAACGATAAGAATCGCCACTGTCCGTTGCTGAATTCAATGCACCTGTTGTATATGATGTAGAGTTAGCTCCAGCAATATCATTGAAGATCTGTTCATTCAGTTCTCTCTTCTGCCACTGGTAAACTAATGTACCAGGGACATCCAACGTTGCTGTGACATTGAATGTTGCTATAGATCCATTGACACCTGTAACGTCATTAGGATTGACTGTAATTGTGATATTTGCAGGTGTGACAGTCAGAGTTGCTGCATTTGATAGTTTTTCTTGATTGTATATTGAACGAATCTTACAACGGAATACTCTACCGTCATCATCAACATAAGACGTATTTGCAATCACCAGAGACGTTCCTGTCTCTCCTGGCATATCTACAAACGTGTTGAACTGGTTTCTTTCCTGCCACTGATAGTAAATTGTTGATGCATCACTAATTGTTGCTATGACGCTGAACGTAGCAGTATTTGTTGCCTGAACTGTAACATCAGCAGGATTATTCGTTGCAGGATTAAATTCCATCACTGCCCATGTACCAATCTCAGTATTGAAACGAAGTTCTTCACTCCAATCAGTAGAAATGCATTCTGTCAATGAAAATACAAACTTACCACTATGCCTTGGTGGTTTTGTAATTGTAAAGGTTCTTGCGTTTAGATCTACAGTTCTAACTAATACATCGTTATCAAATGCTGCACCACCCACAAACCCTTTGAGAGTTCGTAGATAGTCAATTCTCATGCCTGGTTCAATATCAAAGATCAGTTCTCTACCATATGTAAGAACATCACCAGTTACAGGATCTTGATAACCTAAGAGATTAACGGTTGTGGATGATTTATCGACAATTGCAACGATTTCAACTTTCTTTGCGTTTGGAGCATCAACATTGGTGTGATACTTCGCATGTACCCAATAATCTTTGTTTTGCTCTAGAACATCTTCTACATTGAAAGAGAGCTTCTTGCGATGATCAACACTTACATCCTGGTAATAAACAACATCAGGAGGATTATTATTCCTCCCGAACATAAAAGTCTTTGAGATCTCCCAAGAGGTCGCTATGTGATTCTTCTCAGTAACTCCCCCAATCTCAGTAATCTTCAGATCTTCTGGGAGATCAAACTTATATGGCGTCTTCGACATTATCCAATTTCTAATGTGGGTCCTGAAGGTCTCTTCACAAATGCAGGTGTGCCCCCCGCAAAACAGTTAGGAGATCCCTTGGCTACTGCGGTACATGTAGCATCACCCACACGTCCACCACCAACACCATTGACAATGACTGTCCGAGATCCGATAGTAATCGGTGCAGCGTGTGTCGGACATGGACTGCCAGGAAGTAGGTGAGCAGTATTTACGTCTCCTTGCCTACTCCATGGAATATTATTTACAAACACATCAGGAGACCCCACTGCTCTGACCATGCCAGAACAATGAGGAATATCTGCATCTCCAATTCTAGTGATTGGTACTGATCCTGCCATTATGACTCCTTGATCTCGAATGGATCGTATCCTACTCTACCACGACCCGTATTATATTTAGTTTGTCTCTTTACAGGATCAGTTTGCTTCTCTACTAATGTACGACATAACGTAGGATTTCTCAAAGGATTATTCTCTACCTTATGTGTCAATGTATGTGTCTCTACAACAGGTACACCGTCCAATACTAAGTTCACAACAATTGTATAGGTCAATGTCACAAATTGTGTAGGATCAGGACGAAACTCTGTTAGATGATCGTAATGTCCGCCATCAGGTAACTTCGGTGGAAAATTAGGAGACAATAGCATATCAACTAAACCTTTATCGTTTGGTGATGTGTTTTGCTCTAACTTCTTCTGTTGATCCTCTCCATATGCATCATCCTGTAACCATTGCATACGATCACATGGGAAAAGAATCTTTGTATATGCACCACTAAATGTGCCAGTCAAAGTTGTAATCCCTGGTCCTCCTGTCATGACTGGATACGTAACACCAGAAATTGTTTCCTTGTCAAATTCACCAGTCACTGCTGAAGTTACAGTGTCTGTACCACTCGGAATCTGCATTGGTGCTGCAAGATATTTCAAAGAAATATTTTTCCATGGAGTACAATCAGATGGTTGTCCTGTTCCTGGTGTCCTTGTGACAGTCTGGACATTATCACTGACTTGTACTCTCCAACTCGCAATATAATCATCAAGTGGTAAATTGTTTACTCCAGGAGGATATGGAGCTGCCAGAGAGACGGTCAGCGTGTCTGTCCAGTCATCCAGCATCCTCACCATCAGGAGTTCTGTCTTGTCTAATACGGATGCCATGTCTTATACAGGTTGTGTGAGAAAACGTCTTTTGCCACTCTCTTCGATAAGCTCGACGTGAATTGTGTCGGGGTCAGGATCTCCTGTCTCATGGAACCTATCTGCCATATCAGCAAGAATATCTAGCATCTCCTCCTCGGAGACTTCTTTGTGAATCTTTCTGTCCCGACAATAGATGTCGTATTTGTCCTTCATAGTCTTTTGAGCGACCTTAGTATCTATTATACCACGGAAAATTTTTTGGGGGATTTATTTTTTTCAAAGACCTTTTAGTTCGCTAGCGTTTGTAAAGGTTTGTAGGTTAGGAGGGACCCATAGCTTTATATCGCGCTATTTAACATATAAGGGGGCATACATTCAACACTGTTATAACACGAAATCTAAAGATAAAAAAAAGAGAAGGGTCTGACCCCTTCCCCCGTGGTAAACTCAGAAGTCTGCCAAATCACGAAACCATTGTTCACCCTTACTACCTTGTAACCAGTATAACTCTTGTCCTCCATCTTTGCCAGCATGTTGACGCTTACTGTCCTGACCTAAGACATACTCACGAAGATCATCTTTAGTTGCCCACCATACACTAATGTCGTTGGGGTTGATACCTACAAAGATGATACGATCGTAGTCTTGATCACGAATTTGTTGCCAGGTAAAGTTGTTAAGTTCTTCGTTCCACGTAGTAGATACTTTGATCTCAGTTTTGTGGTTGGAGATGATACGATCGTGATCAGAACTCTCAGGGCGTGTTACTTTGTGTCCCAGAGTTTCCATCAGTTGCTGGACAAGTTTTTCGCCCTGGGCTCCCTTACTCTTAGGAGAGGGGATGTTACGAAAGGACTGGAATTTGCTGTCTTCCCAGATGCTTTGCTTGCTGCTTTCCCACTTCTCATAAATGGGCAGAGATTCAACGGTGGAGGTGTAATCCATGTTTCGTTAGGTAGGGTAAAACGTTAGGGACGAAAGTGATCAGGCGAAAATGTAACCGTTGGAGAATTCTTTGGTTACTTTGTTGTCACGAACATACCAAACATAATCCTTCTGAAATACGCCATCGGTGACAGCATTGCAGAAACGATCGATCAAGGCATTCAGACGTGATTTGGTCGTATTGGACTGCCAACCGCCATCAAAGATTTGCAGGTAGTCATCACCGATCTCAGCAATTTTGTTGCCGTGGAGATACACCTCAGAGATCTCACGATCGGCGTCAAAGGTAACAGCGGTGTTAGCATTGCGCCAGTCGCGGGACTCAGCGATGGCAGCGTTCATTTGGGATTCGATCTTA